CATGTCAATCTCATCCTTAAAAACCCAGTAATTCACACAGGACACAAAACACCGACTAGTTGCTATTAATGCAGTTAGGCGGCGTTTTCATGAGACTCGGATTCAATCTGACGACGATCTTTGAGCCAGTTATGGATCGTCGAAATGACAACATCGATTCCAAGCATTGCAAATATTTTTTGAACATCTTCGAGTGTGTCACCTCGATCCATCATTTGAATCGCGAGATCGTACCAGTCGGTATAACGATCACCATAATGCTCTTTGATTTTTGTATTAAGCCGTCTCTGATTGTGTGGTATCGGCATTCTATAAACCTCCAAATACCACCAACTAATTAGTTGGTGTAATTATATTATCGGCAACTAGTAATTAGTTGTCAATAGGTTTTTCAACTATTTTCAAATATTTTTTGCTAGCGATGATATAATTAGGATTGAGCAACTATATAGGTGTTGGTGATGCCTCATACAACAATAATAAAAAAAGAATTTGCTGATGCAGTAAGAGAAGTACTTGCCGATATAACCCCTAATCAAGCAAGTTATAAAACGGGGGTCAGTGACGAATATATTCGTAAAATGGCTTCCGGTAGGGTTCCATCTGAAGTAATTATTGAGCGATTCGCAAATGGTATGGGCGCCGATCTAACAAAGCTTCGCATTGCAGCGGGTTATGAACAATCAACCAACCCTGTTGTAGCGGTGAACCATGCCCTTAGCCAGACTGTACCTAATCTGTCAGAGTTCAGCAAAAAACAGATACTAGACTTGGTGCGAGAGGTAACCGAGGAGGTCGATGCGGAGGAATGATCGACCAGGCGACAACGCGAATACGATACGCTGATCCGATGGAGCGTTACGCCGAGTCAGCCTGGAGGAAATTCGAATTCATAGACCACGCCGATCTGAGTATTATTACTCATTATTTTGGTATCCGAATCCTGCATCGATCGCTCAGCAATGAGATGAAAGGAGCCTATATCATAACTCCTAAAGGACGTTCGGTCATAGTTCTCAGGAAATTCGATCCACCGGTTCAACAGCGATGGACGTTGGCACATGAAATCGGCCATCATATACTCAGGAAACCGATGGATCGAGGCCGTATTTGTGCTTATGGGCTTAAAGAATCGAACCCAAAAATCGAGAAGCGATGTAATCGTTTCGCCGCCGCGCTGCTCATGCCGCACTGGGTAGTAAAAGAAGAATTCGAACGTCTGGCCGGGAATCCAACAGGTAGGATATTTATCATGGCAGAGCGATTCGGAGTCAGCATTAGCGCAATGAGATATAGGTTGAGGGAGCTGGGATTGACAAAATTTGCAAAATAAGAAATCATACGATCAAGGAGGCTGAATGCCATGAGAAGATTCAACTTATTGGTCTTTGTAGTCACTTCAATTGCTTTCGCAACATTCGCCGCTTCTGATTCAATTACGCAGTCTGAGGCAACTCGTAAATACCAGGAAGGTGTCTATCTCTACGATCAAGGCGATCTCGACGGCGCGATCGAGGCATGGAAAGAAACTCTTAAGCTGAAACCGGAGTCGATTCCTACCCGTGACCGGCTTATAGAGGCGCTTGAGAAGAAAAATATAACTTTGCAGAAACAATTAGAGAATGCTCTCATAAAACTCTCGGATAATACCATTCAGGAATCGAATACGATTGTCGTTCGATCTACCGAATCTCCTAGTGTAGTAACTATTCCACAGACAAATAATCTATCGAATAGTAATTGGTCGTCGAGAGTGGAGAAAGCGATAGCCGACCATATTATAATTATGGGTATGACTGCAGAACAGGTAAAGGCTTCATGGGGAAATCCTGACCAGATAAATAGGGATGTTTCAAAATATGGCGAATCCGAACAATGGGTTTATGGTGATCAATATATTTACCTCGAAAACGGCATCGTCGATTATTGGCAAGAGTCAGAAAAGCCATAAATATATTGCGACCCTCCTCCCCTCGTCACAATGCCCACCATCTCCACCAGATTCGCCAGCCTGAACGTTTAGGGGTCGAAGCCGCATTGAAACCCTAATCCTGGGGGATGCTTTATTAGATATTCGTAGAAGTCGAGATTATGCAAGATGTCCCTACTAGATAGATTAAAAGCGCCGCCTGAAAGCGAGTTGACTAAAGCGGTAAAAAGATACGCCTTCGCGTATCTGCGCGTGTCACACTTGGATTCCGCCGAGTCCGGTACGAGCATCGAAACGCAGCGCCGGGACATCGAGGCTTACGCGAAAGCTCACGACATAGAGATCGTCAGGTGGTACGATGAGCCTGGCCGCTCGGCCTATAAAAACCCATCAAAGCGCGTAGAGTTCTCGCGAATGATATCGGATGCGATATCAAACCCGATTATAAATCTGGTAATCGTCTGGAAATCTGACAGGTTCTTCCGAAATAAAGACGAGGCCGCGGCGACTCGATCAAAGCTTTTGCGAGCTGGTGTCAGGGTCATATCCGTACTCGAGCCGTACGATACTACCACAGTGGGCGGGATCGTGCTTGAGAGTGTAACCGACGCGATGAATCAGGCTCGCTCAATGGAGCTTTCAATCATTTCTCATCGCAATCTTGCGACAAACGCCCAGCAGCGCGACGCTGAAACAGGCTGGGCGCACAGAAACGGCGGGAGACCGCTCTTCGGCTACAAGAACGTCAGGATTTACGAAGACAAGGACCGTAAATATCAGCGGAGATCTCATTGCATTTGGCTTAAAAATGACGAGATTCACGCAGGAAGGGAAATATGGCAGTGGGCGCGGACCATGCTTATCGATTGGCGGCTGGGGGAAGGACTCGGCTACGACAGGATCGCAAAACGCCTTACTGAGTTCCGCGTCCCGACTTGTGAGGGTCTTTCCGGGTGGAGCCATTCGACTGTCATGTATATGCTCCGGTGGGATATGCTGCTTGGATATGCCGGATATAGCACATGGAATAAAGCTGAATACTGCCAGGGCGGGAAACGGATACGTCCGCCGTCCGAGTGGATAGTTGTTCCCGACGCGCACCCGGCCATAATAACCCTCGATGAAGCGGAGGCGATTGATGCAATGAAAAAGAAGAAAGGGTATTCCACTGGAGCGTCGCGCGGAAGGTGGCTTCTGTCGGGTGGTTTGACGGTATGCGTCGACTGCGGGGCCAATTTCGCGTCATCGCAGTATAACGGTAAAGATCATTACGTATGCGGGAGTCACCTGTACCGCGCCGGAGCCGGTTGCATCTCGCCTGCCTGGAGGATTCCGCGCGAAACGTTCGAGGCTGCGGTTTTCGACGCAATCTCAAAACGCTGGCCGACCGACAAAAAAGAGCTTTCGGGACTCGTCAAAAAGATTAATAAAGCCATTTCCTCTGAGCTGAAGATATGGAAGGATACTGAGAAAGAACGCAATGAGACGATCAAGAGGCTCGATAAAGAAATCAGCAGGCTCACAGACGCACTGGCAAGGGGCGTCGCAAGAGAAGCGGTGGAAACCGATATAAATAACCGCCTGGCTCGAAAGAAACGCCTTGAGGATTTAACCAATTTCCAACCTGCCGAGATTGTTACCGAGGATATGATAGCAGGCATCGCAGAAACAGTAAGGGATGCCACAAGCTCCGACGACAGAGAGCTTCGCCGTCGGATCATCCGCCAGTATGTGGAGCGAATAGATGTCTACCAGGAAAAGCATGAAGCCGTCCTGATATTCAAAGACGGCTTTACAAGCGCATTACATAGTGAGAGTGTCAATGGAGCCAATGCTAGTCGTATACCTCACTATGATTCCGTGATTATCAAGCAGGTTGGGCGGGCATTCATGCAAGTCGAAGCCGCGGCATGATTAAGAGCTTGTGTTAGGACTCAACCAAACGCTCTCCGTTCTCGGCTGCAATCTCTTTGCGGCGCCGACTCCGAGAATACCATTTGCCCGGGTCCTGCCGGCGGCGAAGCAAACTGTTTTGAAATCCTTTCGCTCCCATCCTGCCGTTTCCAATGGATCATAAACCGGATGGCGATATCCCGATAAGATCACCTTTCCCTTCAATCCAAGCAGCAGAGATACGAGCTGCTTATGGTCCTCCATAGTCATCTCATGCTTATATCCACCTGCTTTGCGGGTTTCAAGCACATAAGGTGGATCGATATAGAAGAGAGTTTGCTCGGTGTCAAATCGCTGGATAACTCCTCGGCAATCCGCATGCTCGATCTGGACCCGCATCAATCGCTCATGGATTGCGGGCAGTATTTCCAACACGCCAAGCCATCTGCTACATGATCCGGCCATTCCTCGATTCGCCTTGGTAATCGAGTAACCCCAGGATGCGCCGAACTGACCAGAGAAACTCATGCGCGCGACTACGAACCATTTATACGCCTGGATAATATCGTCGTCGATGCCTTCCCAAGACTCTCTACAATGCAGGTATTCTTCTCTGGACCAGGGAGTCATCGTGACGAAATGATAGAAACGGCCGAACTTCTCCGGATCCCGGAGGACACGAAAGAGATTGACCAGGCCGGAGTCGAGATCGTTATAAACTTCTGTGCCTGCAGGCTCTTTGGCGAATAGTAATGAGGATCCCCCGCCGCAAGGCTCTACATAGATATCGTGTTTTGGGAATAGTGGGAGTATCTTCGCCACCATTGATCCCTTGCCTCCAAACCAACAAATCGGTGATCTTAGTCGTTCTGCCATTGTGCCCTCCGTCCTGATTATCGAACAATCGTTCGTATGTTTGGATAGTAGCATATCCAGAGTGAAGCCAGCAAGGGGAAACCAGCGAATTTTGTCAAACTGACTGGAAATGCTTGAGCGATGGGGCAATTATACGCATGGGGGTGTAAAGGGGAATTTTAAAATTTATGAATTCACTAAAAGCAATAAATTTAGAGTATCTTAAACAGTCGACATCGAAATATATTCCCGATCCGAGCATACTCGATCTGGTCGACGCACTTGGCCATGAGAAATCGACCTGAGCATGTTAGGTTCTTATAAGGCTCAACTCGGAATGGTAAAGATGTATCGAATCCGGGGCCAGGATCACGGACATCGATCATTAAATATCGTTTTTTAGGATTCCAGTCAATCACGATCTTGATATATTTCCCTGGTTTTTCCTTGCATCCATGCCGCCAGGCGTTTGTTACCGCCTCGCCAAACGCTGTGATTATATCATCATTGTGGATATCCAAGTTATTGAGAAACAACTCGATCTGATGACGGGCGAATTCGGGTGTCTTTGATGTGGCTGAGTATGTGATTTCAAGTTTATCCATGATCCACCTCAATAATACAAGGGGGAGCTTGCGGCTGGACAAGCTCCCCCAGGCGAGAGGGGGTGAGCCGCATTGACCCGGCGGCAGGGTTGGGATGAAAATCGCTCAGATTGCGAATCCTGACAAAACGAATGCGCCTGCGTCTATATGGTGGCCGGAGCCTCGACAGGCAGGCTCTAGCCAGCAAGCCGCGCGGTTATGGCTGAGATAAAGGTTGGGTTAATCCGGGTAGATGATCTTCCGCTGTATGTAAAACGCTGGCATTGCTATAAGTGGCGGCATAGGAGCCGCACCTGGCGCGGATGTTACCGGCGTTATGGGTGGCGCGGGCGTGATCGTGGCGAGCGTCCAATTATTATGAGAGTCCATAACATACTTAATCGTGTAGGTCGAGCCGCCATAAACGAAGCTGGTTACTCTATCGGCCTCATCCCTCGTAAATCTAATGTCCTGAGCGATTGCACCGGTTGATGTGAGCGACAACTGCCTAGCGCAACGCCCCTTATCGTCCAGTGTTCTCAGAATCGACTCCTGCCAGTTGCCATCAGAATCAAAAGCCGTCTCGGTTTCTATGCCATTGCCACGAGCGAAAAACCTCCAACCTGCTATCAAATTCGGCTCCAACTCAGGGTGCACAGTAAAGGCGTCGACAAGCATGTAGTCTAGTTGTCCCAAGTCATTATAAGTAGGATGTAATTCGCGCTCGATTAGATAAATCTGACTATCGGTTATCCTTGGATAATAACGAGTCTCAACCACGAGTTTACCATCGCGATAAGTTGGCAATGCTCGGTAATCGAGTTTCCCATCGGCGCGAAACTGGCTGTATTCGAGTTGTGATGTATGTCGATAGATCACCTGCGTCCTGCCAGCGTCGATTGCGATGGTATCTGTCCAGGCAATCGGCTGTCCGGACGGAGTGCCGAGCTGCGGCAGGAGAAGCGCGAGAAGAAGAAATATAGATTCCATCATTAACCCTTCCATTCGATGTGGCACTGCTCGGAATTGAGCACACACATACCCTGTTTGTTTGCTTCTTGCTTGAGTGCTTTCCAGAAAGCCGCTGACGCGTTCCACAATTTCGATGCGCTTATAATGTCGACAGCTTTCCCTACCAGATGCTTAGAATTCATTGTCCATGTCACCGGTCGCTGATTAAGGCTATGCGTACGGCCGATTCCGTAGAGCCACTTTTGCCGTTCTTGGCTCCGCTTCGCCTCGAAAACGATGGGGTCGTAACCCCGCGCCCGCATAGCGGCCAGAACGTGCTCTACGCGCTCACGTACGTATGGCACGAGTGTATTTATATCATTATTGCGTTTCGGCTCGATCATATTTCACCATCCCCCTCTAAATCCAGGGAGGACTCCAAGCCTTCCAAGAGTCCTCCCTGGTCTAACCACTACAATTGAATCGGTACAGTAATCGAAGCTTTATATTGGTAGTTTAAGCGTACCTATTCCCAGATAGGCCGCCCACCCCAGATTGTTATATCCAACGCCAACGTTGAGATTTTTATTGTCGTCACGCCAAATAGTCATGCTCAGTCCGGGGCCCAACTGTACTCCGTTTTTGAGTATAGCTTGCAGGTCGAAATTGATTGTCAGCTTTTCGCTTGGTTTAAATAGTGGGAAATTAGCGACCGCGGCTGCCGCGCTCTCATGAGTAGAGAGCGATTGCATGTAAACCAGGTGGCCGTCGCAGGCAGCTATGAAATCAGCGAGCGTCGAAAACAACCCGCCCACATCATCGCCCACATCTTCGTCAGTCTGGCCTACAGCGGCCAGCGATACGGAAGTCATTCCGATCTCAACGGTTTGATAGCAGCAGACACTCGTCTGAGCAGCTATCGGGATTGGTTCCGCCTGTGTGGGCGCTACGAATATAATTAGCAGCGCTGTGAGCGGACAAAGCAATTCGAGAGTCGTCAAAAAGGATCTCAATTAAATACCTCCTTCAGTCGATTTTAGATTGCAATGATAATATCTATTGCGGAGGCGGAGAATTTCCCCTGGATTTCAACCCATGGTCCTCAATCGCAATACCAAATATATTGGTTGCAATTGCTACAACGCAAGCCCACAACGCTTGCTGCCATGTAACGGTACCCACAATTGCATTTCCTATAGCAAATAAGCAGGCTGCTATTGTGAGTTTGAATTTCCTACTACCCCAGAGTGACATATTTTCACCTCCCTCCTTATTTCCAGATTAATTTGATCACTATCGAGATAGTGATCGCAGCCAGGCCACTATAAACAGCAATCATCCCCCGCCATTGATTGACCAGGCAGAGGATTTTGTCGACCTTGACCTCAATATTCGTAAGCCGCTTATCGAGGTCATCTGATTTTTGAATGAGCATTCCGATTTCCCTATCATCACCGCTCATAAATGTCCTCCAATAAAAAAGCCCCTCCGGATCCCCGAAGAGGTTTTGGGTTTGTAAAATATAACAAAATCAATTTATATATATTCCGGTAAATCTCCATCACCCGGAACGTAATCAGGTCTAACAGTCGCATCGAGCGGATTATAAACCGGACCGTGTATAATGGCAGCCAGTCGCATCATCATGAGGCTCCACCCATGATTACGAAATCGCATAATTTCACTATCCTCAGTCGACCCGAATATAACCTCATGATTATAGTCGAGTTCGATATAGATAGGCGCATCTACCCCTGGAGGATCAGGAGGATCGCCTATCGGCTCGGATTCAATCGTAATGGCTCCTGTAAGCTGATTATGCTCAGTGATTTTACGCCGATTGGGTTTGTTCCCTATAGCGCCCGCAAAGACGCAGTTATGGTCAACCGCGCTTCCCGATAACTCGCTCACTATATAATGCGTAGAATCAGTTACCGAATCAATGAATCCGCGCTGCACCTGCGGTTGTTTTAAGCTGAGAGTTTTGCAAATTCCATTAGAATCAGTCAATATCCCATCATGGACTTCGATGACACCGCCATCGTCTATACGTCTCACTTTAATGATAATATCTTTATTGGACGCCTCAGTTCCATCGTCATTCATTGCCAATATCCGAGCGCGTCCCCTTAAATATCTCGTGCCTATCGAAAGGGTCGGAATGTCCATCGCAAACGGGATTATCATATACCAGCACCGGAGCTTGAAATCGAGCTTTAATACATCTTCTCCCGACTCATTAGGATAATCTCCAGTTTCGATAAATGCGGTTTCAATATCTCCGTTTTGCCAGTCAGTTTGTCCTGCAATCGGAGCCATCTCGGACATCTGCACAGCGCCATCAGGCGGGAACAATGCCAATGTATCCGAGAGTTGAAGATTCTCGTGCCTCCATACGGAAGTACCCCCGCCTGCCGGAACCAGATAATGCTTCATATCGAATAATTCAGCCGCGGGCATTCCGTCCACGAAGACGATAGCCTTGCGTCCGAGATAATGAGCAAGCTCTTCTGGATCAGACTCTACGTAAAAAAACAGTGAATATGGATCGGTTGTCCGCGAATCCCCCATAGTCGACCCGACGAACGCACCGTCGGTGACAAGCACCTCGATGTGGCCACCCTGCGCAGCCGGGAGTTTCTTAGTAGTCACATCCTCGAAGGTATAGGTCTTACCGGCTCTCAGACCGCCAAACTCGATATTGCCGGGATCGCCGACGCCCCATCCCCATCCGGCGGAGTCATCAGGAAAACAGGTCTGACTGGTATCGTTTGCCGGAGGCGTCTTGATCTTCAGCAAGTCGACCAGTTTAGTTGATGGAATATCGTAATCTCGACCCGCGACCGAGAACGTGATGGGGTCATCGTCATCGGTCGTATGAGTGATATACGCATATCTTAGTCCGCGCCAGGTCTGGCCGCCTGTAAAACTTTTGAAGATCGAGCAATCAGTATCAACCTCGACTTGCACCTTCCCGCTTACCACTGAGATCGTGGCCGCTCCAGCCGGTGTGATCGTCCAGCCCGTTGCGTCGTTGAATTCGACTACTTTCCTTGATGAAACTGGAGCTATCTCAATTCCGTCTTCCCACTGAAACTGACCAGGTATCAGTTCAGTTCGTCTATCCCAAAACCCCGACTCATAATCCTCGAATCCTTTCCCGCCGCCGCATGCGGGAAACCACGGTTCGTGGAGATCGAGGTCATCGTCCACTATAGTCGGCGCGTAATGAGTCGTGCAGCCTTCCTCTTTCTGCTCGGATGTTCCCGCCGATAAAGTAAACTCATCATCAAAAATGTCGAAGTATCCTAGCTCCCAAACACCATCAAAATCCTTAGTCAGATTAACATATCCCGCTGAATCGGAGACGTCGTAATAATCTTCCTCACATTCAAGTCTCACTCCCGCGACCGGAGTTCCGTCGAGGTGTTTGATGTAGCCCGTTATATGCGGACTATAAGGGCCACACCATAGATTCCACGAACAGGGAATCGCCGGATAAGGATGCTCGATCCATGAATCCGAACCTATCGACCAAACAGTCAAGGTCATGTTTTCAAGGACGGCCTTCTCAATGAATGGCAAACCCTCCTCCCCGCTGTTCGGGAATTCGATAGTATTATTAGGATAATTTCCACCGATACCACTGACGGTTACATAACCAAACTCTTTTATGTCTCCAGGCTCGAAACATCGTTCCTCAACCGATAACTGGCCGCCCGTCATTATAATATTTATATTGCCGAGTCCGTACTTTAAATCCTCCTCCATTCCGGTCGTACTAATACTAGCTGTAACTGTTGTACTGCATACTGTAAAAGATGCAGTCAGGTTACCAGTAGGATAATAGTAGAACTCAAAGCCTTCAGGATAAGGCCCATAGGGGTCATAGTCCCTAGTATATGACTGCCATATCTGAGTCGTAAGCCAACTATAACCGTGAAATCCATATCGACAGCGTAGCTCGAAGTCGCCACTCAGCTCAACTTCAAATGGAAAATCCTGGTTACAGGAGATGTCATTATAGTCCTGTGGTATCCCCTCTCGATCAAACGTGCCGATAAAGATAGTCCCAGTCATGGGAGATCCCACTCCTGGGTAGTACGTTGCGCTCCAATCGATATAATAGTCAGCAGTGGTATCTCCCCAATCAATTCTAGGGGTAAGAGTAAGCGTAAAAGTAACACTTGCGCAGGGGATTGCAACTGAAACAGAGCCGCATAAACTGCACTGAGAACCTGCGTCACGTATAGCCCTCACAACGCCGGACGCGCTCAATGACATGTGATGAGCGCCGGATATTACATGTTCTTTAATCGCTTCGGTCATTGATATTGCCTTATGCGGGATGTGGAACGAATTGGACGATCTCTTCAATCGACTCGGCGGTGATCGAATACCATGCACCTTTCGAGTCGATTAAGGCAGTCCGATATTTCCCGTACCATTTATGATCCGTTGAGTTATAATACATGCCGACGATGAAACTATACTGTACCGCGTTTCCATCCGTATCACGGTTCCAGGTATCCTCCGCAAGTGTCTGGTTTTCCGGGTCGAAGGCGAGGATTTTAGGATCGGCGGTAGAACCTGGAGTTGATTTTGCTCCCACTGCATTTAATAATTCCGGCTTCAGGAATATTCCCATGCCGCCGGTATTACGTATCAGGGATAGACCAGGGCCAACTGTTATATTATCTTGCCTGTTGAGCGTTTCCAGTATTCGGTTGAGGAGATCAACTGTCAACTCTCTTATACTGCGCACCTTAAAAAACATCAGTCGTCTCCAGGTACTGATGGGATTCCCAAAACCGCCTCAAAATCACAGGTTTCATATCTATAACGACCATCTATTGTTGGTTTATCCCAATCACCAGTGCCAGCCGTGCCGGTTACGTACACCTGCGTACCAACAAGAGTAGGATCAGTTGTGTAAAAATCAGCATCTGAATCCGTATCCTGGTAATAAGCGATATTGCCTTCAGCAGTACGTTTAGCGAGAGGTTTACGCCATGCCTCCTGTTGAGATCGAGTTAACGCTGTGAATCTGTAATTTGTCTGAGAGCTAATGACATTACCGGCAGAATCATACGATGAATCATCCCTAGCGCCTTCGAATTTCAGTGTTTCAATCGAAAAGCCATGAAATTTTCGATCATTGACTTTCCCTGTTGCCAACAGAACTGCCGCAAGTGGCGGACCAGGCAACCGAATGTTTATATAATATAAAACCTTAGCAATTTCTGATGGTATGGAATTCTCGACCGGTGTTCCTGCTGTTTCCCAGACCCAGCCCTCGGTATAATCTGCAATATCGAGCGAGACGTCTATGGATGTTTCGATGAATCCCTCGCTTAATTGTCGTTCCGTGGAATACTGACAGACAACCTCTCCCAATCCACCTCCGATTTCATCACATTGAATATCAACGCATCGTAAAAATGGATATAATGTAGACCAAGCATCGCCCGTAATAGGTAGAGATGGACTGTAAACGATTTCAATATCATCCCAATCGGCAACAAATATCTTTGTGCCGGTCAATCCTTTTCGATCATAGCGCATCTTTCGACGGGTTCGTTCGCCATAGATCATGACAGCACCTCAGCCGGTCGATTTGCTTTTTTAGTTTCTTCGAGTTGTTGCTTCAGTAGTGCGATCATTTGATTTAATTGCTCGACAGCTTGAGTGTTTCCAGACTGACCTGCTTGGGATTGGGTATTTGCGCCCTGTGTTGCTGCTGGAAACGGAGCGGTTGCGGGAGGAGTCCATCCGTATGGATGAAAGCCCTCTTTTAGCTGACCTGCCGGATTATAACCAGCAGCCGAAAGTTTATCCTGCTTCTCACGCCAATCTTTTTGCGCCTTCACCATCTGCTCGCTTATTCCAGATTCAACGCCCATACGTCTGAGATAATTGCCTGTCGTGAACATATCTCGAAGCTCTGATTCAGCATACATCTGTTGTAATCTGGGAGATATTTGGCTTTTTATTCTATTGTAGTAATCCTGCCGCTGACCGCCGGTAGAAAAAGCGTAATTCTGTTTGTCAAGCAGTTCCTGTAATCTTCTGAAATCTCCATACAATCCCCTCGCCTCATCTGCTTGGATCTTCATTAGTTTTGCTGATTCTGAGCTTACCGCGAATGCGGTACCTGCTGCTTTCCGTTCAGCAATATCATCAAGCATTTTTCGTTGATTTTCGAGTGATCGAGTTGTATCAACGGTTTCACGGTGTAGCACAACCATTGCTGTTGTTACAATACCAATGGCAGCGGCAATACCGAGTATCGCTATTCCAGTAGGAGTCGAAAAAAGGGATAAAAATACCGGCTGAAGCCCAATCACCGCATTCCTGACCGAGTTTATGGCAACCAGCAGCGGTCCTCCAACTCCGAGCAGCGCGACAACCCCCATAATGCCGGTTTGCGCCCAATCCGGTAAATCGGCAAAAGTCCCGCCCACGCTTTTCACTATCCCGATCATTCTCTCGATGCCCGGTATGATAATTTCCTCAATGATGGGGATTGCATCGGTCGCCAGTCCGCGTATCATGCCCGTGAATTTCCCCTTCATCCTATCCATAGCCTCATCCATCTGTTTTGCCTTACCGAAACTCACATCGTCGAGCACAAGACCAAATTCATGCGATTGTTTCGTGAGCTTTTCCATCTCGGAGGCGGTCATACCAAGAATCGGCGCAATCTCATTAACTCCTCGACCGAATATCTGTGCGGCGAGCATATTACGCTCGGTGACATTTGTCATTGACTGGAATTGGGCAATAAGCTGAGGGAATAGGACATCCATGCTGAGGAGATTGCCCTGCGCGTCATGGACATTGATGCCCAGCCGCTCGAACGCTTCGGCGGCCATACCGGAATCTTCCTCGACCCCCATGAGCTTCCTCTGCACCATTGACGCGGCATTAGTCACACCATCGAAGGAGAGTCCGCTCGATTCGGCGATGAACTTTAATTCCTGGAGTCGAGTTATCGAAAGCCCGGAGGATTGCGCAAGGTTCTCGATTTGTTCGGCAAAATCCCCAACATCGGAGGCGGCCTTAAATATTCCGACACCGGCAGCCATAATCGGCAGGGTCAAACCCATTGTCATCTTCGAGCCGACTGCGCCGAGTTTATCCCATTTAGCATTAAGGTCATCAGCAGCATTCCCCACGTGTTTCATTCGAGTTTCGACTTCGCTCAAATCCTTTGACAACGCTTCGTATTTCTCGGAATGAGGCTCAGCGTTGACAAGAGCTTTTCGGAGTTCCCCTGCTTCGGCCTCGAGCTTCTTCATTTCGTTTTTTAATGCTGTAAGACTGGATGTGTCGATCTGCTTGAATTTGAATTCCTTACCCACCTGATCTTCAAGCTTCTTGACCTGTGTATGAGACTCTTTTATCGTTTTTGCGAATGCGCTATCATCGATTTTTAGCGTTGCGAAAAGCTCGCCGACTTTAAGTGCCATACTAACTCCAAATTCGTTTTACGAGACGTTCGGCTATTACGGGATCGGAAATAGCCGACTCCCCAGACATATTAGTATTTACTATCGCCAACACCGACTCAGGAGACAATCCATTGAGCAGTATTAGGAATTTTCTAAGCGACATCCGATCAATCTCCGTACACAGATCGAGGCCGTATTCCCTTTGGAAATCGGCCTCGATGAATCCCCAGTTTTCGAGGATGTTTATTTGTTTTTTCGTTCTTCCCCCGTCTCCATCAGGGGAGTCGGATTTCCCTGATCCGAACCTCTCCCATATTCCGCTATAACCCATTTAACAATATCGCTAAGATCATCAAATGATATCGGAGGTTCGAGCGATAATAGTTTATTAAGCTGTGATTTCCCGAAGAGTTTCTCCGCGAAATCCGCAATCTCAGAACCTTCAATTTTTTTATTAGGATCATCGGAATGCTTGCGCATAATGTCCAGCGCGAGAGCAGCAGATATTGAGGGCGGAAGTTCAAACTCAACTCCTCTCATGCTAAACCTGAGAGGTTCTTCTTTGGATTCCGCGCGAAATGTATCAAAATCTCTGAATCTACTCATTACTAACTCCAGACTATAGCGCCGGAACGGGTCAGTTTAACATTCCATTGCGACGCCTCGTCATTGGATCCTCCCCGATCGCCCATCTCGGCGCTTGCATCAAATGTACCGATGGCGCCACCCGGACTCGTCAGAGTGAACTCAGCAAGACTATTGCGATCTATTTTTGTCGCAAGCAACTCAACGGCTTCTTGTCCTGCATCGCGCGTTCCATCGTCAGGATCTTCTAGCCATTTCCCCTTTACGCTGATCGATGCTCCTCGCGTTGCAACAAGATGCTCTTCCATCCCAAGAGATTCCCTTGTGGTAGCATCAGCCTGTTTTGAGCTTTCAGAAAATGTGAGTGTATCGATTCCGCCAACTGAAACACCGCCTATTTTCAAGAGCCATCCTTTGGCTAAAACAACTACAGCCGTTCCCATATTTATACCTCCCTATTATCATTCATAAGATGCACCGTAAAATTCAAACTATATTCATGCCTGCCATTCTGATCTCTACCTATATGCGCCGGACCACTTTGGTTTGCCAAGCAAGCAACTATCCAAAAACCGCCTTCACGGAATCGCCCATTCTTGAATCCGTGAAGAAGATCATTTAGTGATTGCGCTAATTCGAGCGCGGATTTTGGGTTTTGCGTCCCACGAACGATTAATTGAAACCCGCGCACATCCTGCGTAGTGCTAAGATCGCCGCGTATTCCCGGACGTGAATATATACCGATAACTTCATCCGGCGTTTCAGGAATACATTCGAGAAATATACTTCCTGAAACGCCGTTTTCTTGGAAACTGCCCAGATTGTTATCGGCTAAATATTGAGCGACCTCAGCGATCAGCATTAGGCTACTGTTCCTTCACCGATGGCGATGATGTTATAAGTCACGCTACCACCTGACGGATTGTAGATTTTGAGATCAGAATGAGTACCGTCGACCACTCCGCCATCAACAGGTGCGATCCACAGCAAGACTCCTCCTGCTTCGACGCGCAAAATGTCAGACACGTCCTTTAATAGCTGATTCGCGCCTGCCCACTGGTTTGCGTCGGCGGCTCCAACCTCCAATCTATAGCCGGTCGTAAGCGTAGTTACTTCGATGATGAGAAATTTGATCTTATCAAATGTGACTACACCGAATGCACCAGCCAACGCCTCCAGGTCGAGCGTCTCACCTGCCGTCGTCAGCAGTATTCTTTGGTCAGTCCAGTGGACTTGAGCTTTATTTGCACCTGTGCCATCCGTGAAAGCTTTGTTGATTATTTTAGAAAGCGAATCACGAGGTGCAGTAAGATCCAGTACATTGTCAAAATCGCTTTTGGCAATCACCTTCACGCTCCCCGAAATTAAATTACTCATGCTATTTACCTCCTAGCCCTCAAGGGCGATTTTTACACGATCTGCGATCATATCCCTAACGACTTCCGCCTGCTCGTTTACTGTTTTTTCAAGCCATTTTCCCTCCCGACCATTCTGAAAATTATACTCAGGATGCTCATGCAATCTCTTGGCATACGGAGTATCGTATGATACTGCCGCTTCCATTTTATCCGTATCGATACTGGTCTCGCCGCTGATTTCGAGCGTTCCTTCATCATGCGGAACGATCCTATTAGCTTCCTCCAGGATGAACTCAGCGCCGTCGAAAAGCCCCTCAAGAGCCTGTTTCCTGACCTTCTCGGCTATCTGGTCGCCTTTCCACTCCAACCGCGCATTGACGCTCATTCAACCGCCCCCGCACCGGATAGATAAATCTCGTTATGATGCACCGTGCCATCCGGCCTGATCGGCTGCACATCAATCACCTGATATTTTTGTGTATTCCAAGTCACTTCGGCCTCAATTGCAGCTATGGTATCGGAAGGGGCGATTGCGAAGAGTGACGCCACAACCTCCTGCCCCTGCACGTTGCTGATTCTTTTGAAGCCTGGTTCGCAATACCAGGATTCGATCACCGCTTCCCCATAAATCGGGCCGTATGCGCCATGGCCTACGAGTGGCCTGATGCTCACGGACTCATGCATCTCTGAATCAATCCAATTCATCGCAGTGTTGTCCCGCGATAGAGCAGTCCAGCGTCGAACAAATACCGTTCCGCTCTCCGGCATAGATCAGGATCAACCGTCCCACCGGATTTATTTGTATCGGCATAAACGATCCTGGTTTTACCGAATTGTTTTTCTTTTATGGCGGCGTCGGAAACATTCTCTTCTCCATGCTGACCCCAATATTCGACCTGAGCACAAACAGCTTTAGCCGCAGCCTCGTTATGGTCTGCGTCGGTAGTGTCGATATTGCCGAGTGTCACATGGTCGACAAGTTCGCTTGCGCGTTCTAATTGACGTTCCTGGCTGGCCGTTATATCAGCGACCTCGATCCCCAGATAGTCCGCCAGGTCGTATTTATCAGCATAGATGTTGCTCATTTTTAATCCCCTGGGATTACCCTGTATCCTTTGCCCCAGATGACGTTAACGACACCCTCAGCAGCGCCATTCTCTGATGCAATAGCAAGGTAAGGGCCTGATACGGTTTGTTTACAGAATGTCCCTGGAGTTGTATCACTGAGAACCAGAGTATCCTTGGCCGATACTCCGCCTACGGTTGCATCGAGTCTCAGAATAGCAGATCCGGCAACGCCGAAGTGCAGATCGCCATTAGTATTAACCTGACCATCACTCAGATTCGGTCCCACGACGGCGTGTTCTTCGGACTTCGACGCAATCATCGCAACTTTAAGCGCCGATATATAAACTGCGTAATAGGCTGGTATATTCTCACCGGCTTTTATCGTACCGGTTTTACGATCCTTGTAGCATCCAATTGCGCCGCTGACAGGATAAGAGCCGTCGAGAGGAAACTTACGCACGCCATTTCCCTCTAATTCGTAGATACCGTTTCCGTTCCCGTTTAACATCTGTCGATGTATCTCATTAACCGCTCGCGCGTTAGACTGTTCAACGAAGCCTCCAGTATGAGCGGGAGCAGATTGTTTGACTGGTATAATAAATGCTGACATATAAACCTCCTAATCCCTGCTGTAATAGAGCAGCATACCCTTCTCAAGGAATGAGTCCGGCCCTGCTGGGTCGCCTGGGTCATGAACCATCACGAATGAACTATTGAAGAGCAATCTATCCGAGACGTGCCGCCTATACATGACACTCTGACTGGTTGCCCCCCCTAGAGTCATCATACCTTCCTCATCGGCTATATGCTCGAACTTACATCCATAATAGCCACTCCAAATAGTATCCTCTCCACCAGTCGAGCGCATCCTCACCTGGCCATCAATGTGATACTCGTATTGATTCTCGAAGAAACTAAGATTATTAATACTATCCTTTTGAAGGTATACCGACCAGGCTTCTATCGCACCAGGGCCTTTACCGGATATGTTGAACAGTTCGACTTTGGATAGCGTTATCGTCTCGGTTCCTAGAGTTTCGGGATGTTCAGAGCAGCCAGTCAGCGAGTTTGCGGTTTTCCCTGTATACCTGACAGAATCAATTCCATCAATGTAGAATGTGCCGAAGCTTGGGAAGTCTGTTGTATCCGACCCGGCATCAAGCACAAACTCGGTAGAATTGGCCGCGTTTGCCCCAGCGGTTTCAGATGCGATCAGTGAACCGGCTTTTGTGATCTGAGTTAAGTCACCGTTCGTTTCGCCATAATAAGCACTCCGAAGATGCTTATACCTCCCCAACGGTTTAGGATGAGGCCCTTCATTAAAATGCAAAGCGGCATAAACGTTCCGGTCGCCTACATGACTCGTTGGCTGTATGGTGACCATCAAGCCGTCATCGAAAGCGAATGGGTAGGCAGAAACAAATTGGACTTTCCCAACATTGCCACTCAGACCGCCGCCATCGTCGGCGTTATAATATTTATTCGCTCCGATGGTGTAGGATTTGTCGAGCGCGAAGTTTTGCCCTATCGTGCGCGGTTGAAGCATCAACTCAGAAACCCTAAGCTCAATATCCGGGTCGCCCGTACCTGTTGAGTTACGATAGACCCTACAAATTGCATCCGCGAATGTCTCATTGTTGGACACCATCCCCAGTTTACGACTAACGCCATGAGTCCCGGCCGGAATCGTTAAGATCGTATGCTCATTCGTACTGGTTAATGACTTAAAGCGGTTTGTCTTAGCATCATTGAACGGTCGCAGCTCCTCGAATGGTTGAGGAATGCCCGGTATAGGCGATTTATATATCCTGATACTCATCTGGGTACTCCTTTACTGTGTTGCGATACATGAAAATGGCACACTGGCGGCTGTGCTCTTGATCTGTATGCTCTCTAGTGAGGCTCCGACAATCGGGAAATTATCACCAGGCGCAAGACCCCCAGAAGCCTCTTTTGCCCATGTGACTCCACCGTCGCCACTCACGAGGATATACTCGACATCATCCTCATTTACAATGATTAAACTCTTTGCTGGAGGATCAAATGCGATTGTGTCCGCTGTATTCGGCGTTGCGTTTGTCGTGCCAGAGTAGTCTGAGAATCCGGTTGGAACATTTTGCTCGGTAACCGGCAGGGGATTACTATCGCTACTCGGTGTCGGGTAATCAATTATTGGAAGTTTTGTTTTTGCTGCCATTACTAGACCCCTTCTCCGCTTGCTTTACGGCCTTCGGCTTCTTCTCAGGTACGGCGGCAGGGGCGGCTTTTACACCGCCCCCTCTCACGAACACTATATTCCTTGATGCTTCTTGCTTGCTCATGGGATTCTCCTTATGGCAGCGCAATACAGGCGATCTTCACGGCGGCTGTCGTGGTAATCCGAATCATGCCCTTATCATCGCCGGAGAGCCACTTGCACCGCGCGCTCTCAACGACGACGAAGTTGTTCAGGTTGATTGTGAGCGCCGCAGTGTCAATATCGCCCTGACCGGATAGGAAACCATCCCCGTGCGTGAACGTCACAACCGCGCCGCCCGCCGCGTCGATGATGTGAAACAAATATTTCCCGTCTCTAGGAATCACGCAGATCCCGTCGTTCGCGGCGGTCAAGTCCTCATAATTAGCCGCCGCCACTTCCTTCTGCCCGTTCAGGGTGCAAGTCTGAACGGTTATAGTCTGATCAGCCATTTGCTGTTACCTCGCTTTCGTTTTTACTCCACCGTCCCCGAAGGAACGCATTTAGTGTCATTACGCGCTCAACACGACATAACATGACCAGGTGTTCGCGCCCGTGCATATAAATGTCAATGTTGCTGTTTTAACCGTTGGAACCGCAGCCGTGCCGTATACGGTCACTCCGCTTGCACCGGCTGTTATAGTCGAGGTCTGATTGCCACGGTTGTAGTATAGAACCGTGAACGAATCGCCCGTTGCTGCGCCGGTTATACCCGCTGAGATTTCCGTCCCAGTGGGAGTGGTCGCCGTGCTAGCTCCAGTTTGAGAGTTCTGAGTTACTATTCCGCCGAGCAGCCCCGCTATTGTGAGTGTAGCCGCCTGCGCGTCATAATCAGTCACAGTCTGTTTGATAATGGGAATATGGGTACCGCGAGCTACGACATTACCGCCTATATCCCATTGACCATTTGTTGAGTTGGCGATTGTCTCGCCATTCTGACCGCGAATGTCGTAGGTGAATGCTTTCCTACCAGACGGCGAGCCTTCATTTACATCATAAGCGACCGAGGTTGTTTGAGTGCCGGAGGAGTTGTTAAAAGCCTGGTATGCAGTAGCAAGGGTAGCTGTGCTACCTGCTGCGCCGTCTAATGATGCTTCATACGTCCGCATAGTTTCTACGGTGCCACTTTTGGCATCCGACCAAGCATACATGCCGACAACTGCACCCGCGGCCTTTGTAGCATCTCCATCGGGCAACCTGGCTCCTATCTCACCGCCTTGCACTCTACCAGTTGAGGAATTAGTGCCATAACCGGTTGCGCGAATATATAGGCCATCGAGTGTTCCCGTCAGCGCATTCGTAGCCTGTGTAATTCCGAGGTTGATTCCCCTATCTCCGCCCGCCGCAGTATTAGTTATAGTTGGGTCAAGCGTACCGGCGAATGTCGAATTACCGCCGATAACCAGGCTGAGAGCCGTAAGAGAGCTATCAGTTGTTAAAGCGCCGTTGAACTGCCCTATACCAGCGGAACTTATTGTAGCGCCTGAACCGCTCGCATAGCCGCCGCCGATTGTAGCACTTATCGGCGTAAGGTTTGTGAGCTGGCCTTTTGTCAGCCTGATCCATGCGGAACCGTTATACGTAAGAACATCAGTCTCATAAATCGGCCCAGCTTTACCTGCCGCGACTGCTGGCTGTATACCAACCGGCAATATAAATAAAGCCGCCAGCATCAAAATACTAGCGGCTGTGATTCGCCTCATCATAGATTCAACAATCCTTTCTATGGCTCAGCCAGTTCAGAGCAATCAGCGACCGCGAGGGCATCCGGGTAGAGCACCTTCGCGCCGTAGAGTTGGAGACCCTTGACAGCATCGCCGAAGCTTGTTTGCGGTCTGAACGCCTCAACCTGGTTGATTTGTTCAGCGAAGCTAATCGCCATATTGGTTCCGGCGATGATCTTGTGCTCAGTGCCACCGTTCGTCGTCGGCACATTGTTAGATTCGTGGATGTCGAATCCTGCGACACGCCCCACTTTACCATTTGTCCAAGCTTCGTTCGTGGTATTTTCAACCAAGAGCTTCGCGATAGTAAGCTTTGTAGCGAACCACGGTGGGACGACGCAAATGCGGCCTTCAGACGGGATATTAAGCTCGTTCAGTTTCTGCCGGAGTGATAGTATTACCGCATGTGCATTGAGCGAGTTGACAGGAGTTACCGCCGTTATACTCGTCGCCTGGGTATATAGAGATGCAATATACTGATCCGCTACGTCGCGAAGTGCATAAGCGGCGTTGCGCATCCCTTCGCCGAGTATGTTTCCCTGGCCCTGGGCCTTATCTACGTCATCGAGCGCGAAGCAGAAATACTTGCTTTGATCTATGGTCAAAACCGCCTGGGCATCGGTCAGGACTTCCGGCGTGACAACAGTCACGTTTTTCGTGTAGTTGCCTACTGAAACCGGGCCAACGCTGTTAATGCGTACCGTATCACCTGCGTTGACGATCTCGCCCTCGTAATTGCGGTTACAGAACATCGCATATACAAGAGTCTTCTGAAGAATTTGCATAATCCGCGCAGACCATACCTGCGGGATAAAGTTGTCAACGGACATAGTTTTACCTCGTTTCTATGTGCTTATAGCACTATTATTTTTTCTGAGCTGCATAAAAAGCTTTGATCTCAGCCTGGCGTTCGCCGATCTCTTTATCGCTCATCTTCAAGATTGCCTCCTCTGTCAGTGGTTCCTTATTGCCACCGCCTGAGAAATCGCCGCCGCCCTTGCCCGGACCCGCCGAGCTACCTATGATCTCAGGGAAATCCTTAACGAGCGCACTGACTGCGGCATTAATCGCCGTCATGTCAGGCTTGCCATCGTCACCGATTGCCACGTCGCCAAGATCAAGCAGCCTGAGCGCCTTGTCAAGACGTTCGGACTTTACCCCAGCGGCGAGCAACGCGACTTCCGCCTTTGCCTCGACCTTGATCTTGTTGGCCGAACTGAGCGTATCGGCGACCTTCTTGTCGGCCTCGTCCTTCTCGGCCTTCAACTTCTCGGCTTCACTCATTGCCGCCTTTTTGGCTTCAGCTTCAGTATCCTCTTTCCATTTCTTCTGAGCGCGATCGATACGCTTTTGAATCGTAGTATCGAACTCAACCTGCGTCATCGAGATCGTTTTCTCTTCCTGTTTTCCACCGCCAGCGCCCCCTGCGTTTGGGTTCTTATCCTGATTCTGAGGCTTGCCGTCGCCGGTTCCGCCTCCATCATTACCGCTTCCGCCAGCTCCGCCGCCATCATCACCTTCCGGTGCCCAGCAGCGAATGAATGGATTAGAGATCATCTTAAAAAATCTATACAACCGATTCCTCCCGTTTTGAGTCCGTCGACTATTTCCGTGTTTCACGTCCCGTCGGACAAATTAATAAGCTTCACCCTTCTTGCGAGCTTCTATATTCTCACTCCAGATAGTAGTGCCATCTTTTTCAAGCTTAACACTCTTCGGCTGATCTTCTTTCCAGGATGCTGAGGAGGCTTCCTGCATGGCCATCGCCCCATCAGTTGTTTCAAGCATCCTCCGGGTACCGTCCTTATATTCTGTTGTAACGATATATTTAGCCATCTATCTACCCCTGGTTATCGATTCCCGGTCATAATCGCGCCTACGGCCAGTATCGCCGATGAATCCTCTCATTTTTGATTGCCATTCTTTGACCTTCGCGCCCGCGAGCCGTTTCTCGTCGTCGGTTATCGCGGCGGCCTGCCTGTTTTTCCACCTGCGGACACCGCGCTCGATGTAGCGCTGCTGTTCACGTTCTTTGTAGCCCTCCGGGTTCTCGGTATTCGTATATGGGCGTGTCAAGCCTTCGACATACAAATGAGTACGGTGAGTGCAGTTCGCATGGAACAACCCTTCGGCGATCGCCGTGTCGAGCGACGGATATTTCGGATCGCCGCCGGAAATCGAGCAGATTTTTCCCTCCCAGGGCCTGCATAATTCGCATTCCTCCGGCGAATCGCTGATAATAACCAGATCATGGCCACTGCCGGAGAGTTTATCGACATGACCTTGTATAGCAGCCTGAGCCGTAGCGCTTCGAGTGGCAGTCTCGGCATAACTCGCGATGTCCCAGCGTCGACCAGCCTTGTCGATAAATCCCGAAATCCCCTTATCCGCAAATCGGCTGAGTGCCTGCTGCGCGGCTTGCCGCCTAGTCATCGCTCCCGAAAGCGTCTTACCCGCCGCCTCCGAAATTATTTTTCTGTAAGCATCCTGAGTCATCCTCAGAATACCTAAATGACTACTTTCAAGCGCATCAACTATGGCTTTGGCAAGTGTTTTTACTGCCGTTCCGCGCGAAACACTAATATCGGCGAATAAGTCGGTCAGCTTTGCTTTTATCAACTCGGCAGCCGCGCGATCCGCGCCGGCGTTGTAAGCGGCTGTTACAGCCTCCTCGATTTTCGGATCGAGCTTGCGCAAATCGGCGATCTGGTTGCCGATCTCTTTATTAAGAGCCTGTATTTCTGCTAGTTTTCTCTCAGCCCAACCCAGGCCGCTGCTAGTGTCAATTCCGCGTTCAATGCGCCTTGCCACTACCTCGATAAGATGATACTCGGCTTCAGCGTAAATCCTGCGAACCTCAGCGGCAAACTCATCTGAAAGCCTTCTGATTCGCGCCTCGGCTTCGGCGCGTGACATCGCGGGCATTCTAGGCCTGGCCTATCTGTATCGGATCGAGTACCGACTGACCTGTTTCTTCCTGGATTCGTTGCACCTCCGCTAATACTTGCTCGGTATCCCAGTCGGGATTAGTCAGCCTGACACGAGTCTCAATGCTGGCTGCCTGTGCTCGGTTAAGCATCTCGACACTGGTAGCTGTTTGTAGCGGATCATTCTGAATCGAATCCCCCAGTGACGCATTCGGCTTGAATACGGTTATTCCGGATCTGAATACTAATCTATCGATCTGCAGCATCAGTTCCATAATGTCCTGCAATGCAGGGATCCAATAATCTGCTTTCGTTGCAGCTGTCAGGAGTGATTTTCGTTCCTGCGTCCTGAGCGCGGTTCCTGATGGCGCATTGCCCTGAATATCCAAACCGAATGTTTGCGGAGCATATCCTGCCATTCCGAAGATAGTTCTCATCAGATCAGTAACAGTTTTTGAATGCTCATCTGCGCGGATAGCAAACTGATTGACTATCAACTGATCTTTTAATGCGCCAACACCCGTAACTGCAGATAATCCCAGATATGCCTCCTTCTGGAGATCAAACTTGAATGTTCCGTCCGTAGGATCTTTCTGGAAAAACGCTTTATCTGCTATTAAGCGGCCAAGGCCTAATTCGATATCGCGCATCCAGCTCGACCAGGCCTGGTCGAGCGAATCCATCATCCCCTCGCAATTGAGGAAATCACTCTGGCCGATATTAAGGCCTCTATATCGAGGGTGGGGCAACATATTAGGGATATATCTGCAGAGAATATCATCTATGTCGGTTCCCACAACAGGTTCCATATTCGCTGTTTCCGGTCTGGCTGTGAGTGGCATTTGAGTGCCAAGGCTGGTTAAGCTGCCTCGCCATAATTCAGTTGTGATTTTTCCTCGCTCGCGCCGCTCAATATGCCTCCAAACAATGCTCGTGTCATTACTATCATCAGGCATCAGGACCTGGTGGAATATTACACTCTGGAGGATTCCCAACCGATAGTCAGGAATCGCATTATCTGCTTGGACTATATTAAGAAGCGGGTAATTGGCTATGGATTTATCCCAGTCGATTTTCAGGAATACTCCACCCATCGCAGCTGCGCTTTCAGCGGCTTCAGACAGTTTATGATAGATTCCTGCCATCTCGATTAGCTCATCAAGTCGCTTTTGAGCCTGCTTTGCATCACTCGATGCATTCGACTGATACGCTTCTGGAATCCTGAGCTTCGGATGCTCCCCGAAGAGCAATCGTGCAGATGTCCGGGCAATGTCAGTTGCAACCGGAATGTGCATCATGATCTTGCGTTCACCGGCAGGCACAACAGTCCCCCAGAATGGTCCGGCTTTACCCTGGTAGAGATTCGAGAGTTTTATAGGATCTCCTGAATACCAAGCATCATGCTCGATAAAAAGATCATAAATGGACTTCCATTTTGCTGGTGGCCATTGATTTGTTGTTTTAAAAATACTCATACTCTACCTATGCTGCTCTCAGCCACTGATACCAAATATTCCGGCAATGCCTGATGGCATAACGTCCGGCGTCGGGATCATGGTCGGCCTGCTTTAACGGCTTATCTTCTCCCCGCTCTCGCGCTTTTGGATCCCAAACATATCCCTGCCATTCTCTAAGTCCGCCTTTATTTACTAAACGGCGGGAAAAATACAGGAGCCTGAGCGAGAGCAGTGTCCCAACGTCCCTAATACCATCGAGCACTGAGCCGGGTGATTGATCAGCCGCGGCAATACCTTTGATGTGCGGATATTTATGGCGCGTTTGTTGGAGTTGCACGATGAAGCTCGCCGCATCCTGCGGTATCACAACCACATTCGGATATACCTTCAAGCTTGACAGCCACTTTTCAAGTTCTTCGCAAAACTGGATATCCGACTTCTGGGTGAACTTCTCAGCAACGTCCCAACGCCAGAAATCCACGAAATAGAGTTTGTTGTCCCTGCCGATGCCGATCAGCCAGAACGTAGTTACCGAACCCGTCCCATAATCGACACCGACAAGATAATCTCTCATATCAGGGAGCACGTCGACGACATGGATAATCTCGTCGAGCATGTCGTAAATAGCGCCTTCAGCGGCCACCCAGAGGCCAAGGACAAAGCGTTTGAACCATACCCCGGAATACATCCGGCGATATCGCTCTTTGACTTTCAATGAAAGCGTCAGGTTGTCCTCCATCGTAAAATGCAGATGGAGGAGTCGCTTTTCGACGGCTTTGTCGATCAGGTCGACTTTAACGTAATGGAACGGATTTTCTGGATTACAATTGAGCCAGTATTTAGAGCCGTCTACCGAGCACCTGGCAATCGCCTGCTCGATGAAGGACTGCGGATGGAGCGCGGCCTCGTCTCCGAGCCAACCTGCCGCCGTTAAGCCCTGAAGCACATCCTGGCTGGCCTCATTGTTCGCGCCGAACAAATGATAGGTATTCCCACCAAACTCCAGATAGTTCTCGCTGCGATTATGGTTATAGGATATCCCCTTCGCGGCCAGTATTTGACGCATCGGCGCAACGACATTGCGCTTGAGCGCGCCAATACTCTTCCCGCTTACAATAAAATTCTGATCTCGAAAAGATGATCGGCTCCATTCGATGAATCCATCGATATCGGCGATTGTTTTCCCGCTGCGGATCGCACCATCGGTTATGATTCCGTCATAATCGTGGTAGGGACTCTCCGGCATCCACCATGTTATGACCTTTTTCTGCTTGACTGAAAAAGGCTGAAACTTAAAGCAGGCTACGTTTCGCATTTATTCGACTCCGCCTGCTTTTTCTCTTCGTCCCAGACCTCCTCCGCTGCTGCTGTTAAGGCGTC